GTATATCTCCCAACGCAACGGTTTCCTGTACTTGCACGAAATGCGTGCTTACAGAGAAGGGTACTCAGACAACACTCTTTTGGACATTCTAAAAGGTTGCCGTAAGTACAATGTTACTAAACTCATTATCGAAACTAACTTCGGTGATGGCATTGTTGCTGAATTATTTAAAAAACACTTAGTACAAACTAAACAAGGTATTGATGTCGAAGAAGTCCGGGCAACAGTCCGTAAAGAACAACGTATTATTGATACTCTTGAACCCGTTCTTAATCAGCATAGGCTTGTTGTGGATCGCTCTGTCATTGATTGGGACTACAACTCCAACAAAGATGCTCCACCCGAATCTAGACTCCTCTACATGCTCTTCTATCAGATGAGCCGTATGTGTCGTGAAAAAGGTGCCGTTAAACATGACGATAGACTTGATTGTCTTAGTCAAGGTATTCAATACTTCACTGACTGCATGGCTATATCTGCTCAAGAACAGATCAATACTCGTAAACATGAAGAGTGGATAGACATGCTTAGAGCCTCTATTGAGGACCCTCAAGGCTCCGCTAATCACCTTGTTTTAGGTCTAAATAAAGACCAAAGACAACAAGCTAGAGGAAATGACCAAACTTCAGTCCACAACTGGGTTTAGGTGCGATAGGACATGTATACAGGAGGAGGAAGGGTGGACTCCAACTTCTGGAGGGGTAAAGGAGACAATCCTGCCCCTTTACTAATGTCCGCTGAATGGACATTCTGTAAGCACTGACACAAGTTTATTTAATTAATTAAGTAATAGACGTCTCGCTGGAGCTCGACCAGTACTTAATACATGATGATCTGCATCATCCCTGAATGATGATCCGTATCATCCCTTATTACACAGCTAGTAAATTACATGCATTCTGTACGTTTAGTACATTCAACTCAAGGTGGTGATGACTTGATAGCCTACATGGCTAGAGTCTCTAATCCTGCTAATCAAAACAACACTGGGAACAGTGCTCGTTTAATTAAATACCTTATAGATCATAATCATTGGTCTCCCTTTGAAATGGTTAACATGTGTGTAGAAATATCTACTACACGTAGTGTCTCTGCTCAAATCATTCGCCATAGGTCTTTCTCTTTTCAAGAGTTTAGTCAACGTTATGCTCAAGTTACAGAGAAACCTTTGATGCCTGAGCTAAGGCGTCAGGATACTAAGAATAGACAGAATAGTATTGATGACTTGAATCCTTCAATGGTGGATTACTTTGATTCACAGATTCAACAGCTGTTTGATCAATCAAACTTACTGTATGAGTCTATGTTGTCTTCAGGTGTCGCTAAAGAGTGTGCCAGAGAAGTACTTCCTATGGCTTCTCAGACTAAATTGTACATGAATGGTACTTTAAGGTCTTGGTTACATTACTGTCAGCTACGTTGTGGCAATGGTACACAGCATGAACATAGGATTATCGCTGACTACTGTCAAGAATTGATTTATCAATGCTTTCCGATGGTCTATGAGGCATTCATGGCGGCTCAGGAATTTTGACATAATTTTCTGAAGCCATATACGTAGGTGCAGGGACCTATTTTTACCCCCATGGGGGGGTCATCCTGTGCCCTATTTAACATTTTTACCGCGCTGGATATCGGATCTAGCATTAAACAAAGGCTTTGTGCGGCACCAGGTGGCACGCATCCGTAACGATGACGTGCTGTTACATCTCTTAATCTAAACCAATCTGTAGCGAAGCCAGTCATAGCAAGGCTTTTCGATTCCATAGATTCATTTAAGGATTGCAGCGTATTGCTGAGATCAGTTGGTATCACTGACATCTTGTTCAATGCTGCACAGGTTGTACTGATCAGACGTGTTGCCTTAGTGGACAAGAGGATATAAATTGACATCAAGCAACAGCACTCGTCTCAACGCTGCTCTGCTTCCAACCTATTCAAACCTGAACAAATGCACGAACCCATTGAACACTTTCTAGCTGCTCTCCTCGTCTTAGCTGAGGGCCTCTGCTGGATCATCAACGAATTAGCAGGTCACCACGTCCAACAGCTCCCAACCTTCAAACCGTTTCAACCTGTCCACTTGCTCACACGTGCTCTTCTCATTGAAGAGGCAAAGATTCTCAGATCACTAGGCAACACATACAAACAGATCGCCATTGCTCAACAGATCAGTCGATCAACTGCATGGAGCTACGTCAACACTTACTAATCGCTTCATTCTCACACCAAGGATTCAACCAACCCAATCAAAACAATGAACACAACTTACAGCTTTCAACAGATCAATAACGCTCTCACCAATTGCTCATCTTTTTACCTCACTAAAGAAACCAATGAAGATGGTGATCAGGCCTTTGCATTGCGTGATGGTTGCGGTGATCAAAATGGTGATTTGTTTGATGACATCTATGACGTACAAGCTTATGTCACAGAGAATCAAGATGTGTTCGACTATTTAGCACGTTACAACTAATCATTGTTCATTCTTAATTCAATCCACCAACTAATCATGCAAACCACTATCAATCGCTACACCATCCACGCTCTGTCTGAAGGTAAACCTCACACAGCAAGCATTGATCACTATTCACGCGGTCAAGCTCTCTATCTCTTCTATTCATCATCATTGTTTAGCGATACTGTCGTGCAAAGTGTTGATGAGCTTGGCCCTATTGATAATCTTTAGTCTTTTCTAATTCAATCCACTAATCATCACAATCACCATGACTACTTCTACGATCAGTTGGTATTTGACAGCTGCAACCCTACGTTCAGCCTTTGAGCTACGAACAAGGGAGGCAGATCAGCACGGCAATCATTCTGAATACTATGCATTGACTGAACAAGCCAGGCAAACTACTGACGATTTAACGAGCTTCATCCATGAACTACACGACGATGAATGGCCTAATGATTGGAGATATGAAACCATTGTTAATATTTTGGATGCTATCATCGAATCATCAGAATATATGGACAGTGATGATGAAGGCTGGGATGGCTTTGCATTCAACGTTGCTGATCAACTGACAAGCATCTACACATCAGAGCTTGCTGCTTGGTTTGCTGAGAATGGTAGTCGTGCAAGTTATCACCAGCAGGCTGTCGATGATGGATTAATTGCAGCTGATGCAAGTCTTTCTGATCATCTCCAAATTGCACAAAACAGTTGTATTGAGCAGATGGCTCATCAGATACTCAACAAGCTAGGCATACCAAACTAATCATAACCTATCCACATAGGCATATTGAATCTCTCCTTTAGGGGCCTTAGTGCCCCTTAATGAGGGACTCACATCCCTTATCTTTTGTTTTTATTTCCACCATGTTTAATCCTTTTGGATACCACACATTGGCTAATGTCATGGGGACATCTCACCCAGTGAATAATGTCACAACGGATTTACTTAATGGTGAAGTTGTTGTTGAACACACCACAGGAATCGTGACTGTTCACGAACATGTCTCAAGGCTTGCAATCCTGAACCTTTTGTATTGTCCAAGTATTTCAATTGATCTTTGGGTCGAATGGAATCTTTCGCCTGATATCAATGCTTACGTTGACAACAAGTTAGCTATAACATCTGACCTTCACTAAGTATCATTTTTTTTTGAATTCACAATCACACTCACCAAGGACGCAAACAATGTATTCAGTACAGGTACTCAACGGAAACCGCTGGGAAGATCTAAAAACCTATCAACCCAGATCATGGAATGATGCCGTCCAATTGTTCACGCATTATATGGAACGCTTCCAGATGCATGACTATCGTATCTTTCCAGTTGTATCACTTCCTGAGGTTAAGTGATGACTGACCAAGAAATGTCACGCATGAATGATTACCTTTTAGAACAAAGTCTAATCATGCATGAACTGCAAGAAGAGCGTGACTATTACGTCAGTGATCCGTACAGATACAAAAGGCCAGATGATCAGTATTACATTCCCTGGCAATTTGATTACAGAGCACGGTTTTATCCACTTCCTTAGTTACATAATCTCCACCCTTT